AATATGAGAATCAAAAGAAATCTATTGAACAATCAAAGGCATCAGAACAAACCAAAAACGCATTACTTGCTGAATTAGGGAAGAAATACTGGATGGATTTGGCAGCCATTGAAGAAGATGCAGCAAAAAAGAAAAAAGAACAGACAGATAAGGAATCAGATGAAATGATGGCTGATTTGTTGGCAAATTTGGATAAAGCAATAGAAGCAGAAGAAAAAGCATCTGAAGAAAAAAAGAAAATAGCAGAATTAGAGGCAGACCATAAAAAGGCAATGCAACAATCTGTTTTTGATGCTTTAGAAGGTGGAATTGGAATTTTAAAACAAGTTGCAGGACAAAATAAAGCATTACAAAAAGCAGCAATAATTGCAGAAAGTGCTATTGGTATAGCAAAAATAGTTTTAAATACAAACGCTGCAAATGCTGCAGCAATTTTAAAATATGCAGCAATTCCCGGTGGTCAGGCATTATCAGCATCTGAAATTTTAATGAATAAAGTTAATGCAGGAATAGGAATTGCATCATCAATAGCAGCAACTGCAAAAGCATTACAAGGAATAGGTGCAAGTGGTGGTGTATCAGGTAGTAATGTTGCATCAGGTTCACCTTCAACATCTGCACCAATCCCACCACAATTAGCAACAACAACAATGAATCAATCACAAATAAACCAATTATCATCTGCAACTACACGTGCATTTGTTCTTGAATCTGATGTTACATCAAACCAAGAAAGAATTATCCGTTTGAATAGAGCAGCAAGAATCAATTAAAATAAATACTATGAGTTTACCAGTTTACGAATTAAAAATTAATGAATCACTAAATGATGAAAGTGAAGTTTCATACGTTGCTTTGGTTGATGAACCTGCAATAAAACGTGATTTTCTATTATTCAGAGATGAATTTGTTGAGCCATCAAAAGGAGAGCATCAAGACGAATTTTTACAAAGATGTATAAAATACGTTATTAATGAAGGCAAAGATTCAGCACAGGCAGTTGCAATATGCAATTCTATATGGGAACAACATTTTGCTGAAAATAAAATATCTTTTGATTATGATGATACACTTTCAACAGATAGAGGAAAGACATTGGCAAAACGTTTAATCAGCAAAGGAAATATCATTTATATCATTAGTGCAAGGAATGAGCTGACAGGAATGATACAAACTGCAAAAGAATTAGGCATCCCGGAATCACGTGTTTATGCAACAGGTAGTAATTCGGCAAAGGTTGAAAAGATTAAAAGTTTAGGAATCAATAAGCACTATGATAATAATGCTGATGTGATTAAAGAACTTGGAAATATAGGTTCAAAATTTATGCAACGTTTTCAAGTAATTAATGAAGATGAGCATATTATTTCAGGTCCATTAATGTTGGCAGATGAATTAATTTATCGCAATAATGAATCATTTGGTGAGCATTATGTTAAATTTTCTGCAGAAACAATTAAGCAAATAGCAATTAAATTTTCAAAAAAGAAATATCAAAATCACGTGAATTTGATGCACGATAGCAGTCAAGTTGTTGATGGTGTTACAATGTTTGAATCTTTCATTGTTGATTCAAATCGTGGAATTAAGCCGATGAAAGGGTTTGAAGATGTAGCAGATGGCAGTTGGTTTGGTTCTTTCTATGTTGAGAATCCTGAAGTATGGAAAGCAGTAAAAGAAGGCACATATAAGGGTTTTTCCGTTGAAGGAATGTTTGATTATGAAGCACCTATTTCAGCCGAAGAAAACGCATTAAAACAAATTGGCAAACTTTTAAATGAACTAATTGATTAAAATATCTATAATAAGTTATGAAGGCAACAGAAATAATCGAAAAATTACGTTTACAATTCAATGAATTGATTAAACAATCAAATCCAGTTGCACTTGTTTCTGCAACTTTAAAAGACGGAACTGCGGTTGAAGTTACTGATTTAACAGTTGGTGGTATAGTTACAATAGATGGCAATCCTGCTCCTGTTGGTGAACACGAATTATCTGACGGAACAATCATTGTTGTTGGTGATAATGGTGCGATTACTGAAATCAAACCTGCACAACAAATGCCTGAAGAACCGCCAATGCAAGAAGATATGACTGCAAAATTCTCTGCGTTTGAATTATCAACTAACGAGAAATTTTCATCATATGAATCAAAGTTTGCATCATATGAGCAAAAGTTTGCTGATTATGAAGCAAAATTGAACAAAGCAACACAGATGATTGGAGGTCTTTTGAACTTTACACAAACACTTGCTGAAACTCCAACAGGTAAACCTGACGAGGCGGTAAAAACAAGCAACAATTTCGTTGCAGAAAAGAAAGAAAAAAATTACGATTTACTATTTAGCTAATAATTAAAAACAAAATAAAATGAGTTTAAGTTTAGGTTCATTAAGCACATATACAAAACAACTTGTTAAGCCATTGCTTACAAGTGCAGTAATTGGTGCAAAGACACAACAAATGATTATGGATGGCGGTGTTGTCATCACAGGTGCAAAAGGACCAGTTGCAATTCCTTTGATTGATACTGATGCAGCATTTCAGACAGATGCTTGCGGTTATTCACCAAGTGGAACAACTACGTTCACACAACGCACAGTAACTCCGGGTAAAATTATGATTGCTGAAACAATCTGTCCTAAAGATTTTGAAGCATATTTCACACAGGAAGCATTGAAAGCAGGTTCTACATATACCGATTTTGGTAATGCTGAATTTTTGAAAGCATATCTTGACAAGAAAAATGCACGTATTGCTGCACAACTTGAAACTGCAATTTGGCAGGGTGATTCAACAGGTGCAACTGCAAATACAAATAAATTTGATGGTCTGCAAAAATTGATTGCTGCAGGTTCACCAGTAGATGCAAACGTATCAGGTTACACAGGTGTTGCAACTATCACAACGGTTACTGCATCAAATGTTGTTGCTGCAACTGAAGGTATTTATAAGGCCATTCCTGCTGCGGTTCTTGCAAAGGGTGATGTTAAGATATTTGTAGGAAATGATTGGTACAGATTGCTTATTCTTGCTTACAGAGCACTTAATTTGTTCTCTTACAATCCACAGGAAACAATGGCTGCTTCTTTTGTTCTTCCGGGAACTGCAGTTGAAGTTGTTGCAGTAAATGGTTTGAACGGAACTGGTGATGCTTATGGTATTAGTGTTTCAAATATGGCTATAGCCGTTGACCTTGAAGCAGATGAGCAAAACTATCGTGTTTGGTATTCAGAAGATAACGATGAAATTAGAACAAAAATATCATTCAAAGTTGGTGTTAACGTAGCGTTTACCAATGAATGTGTGAAGTTTGTTGCTGCTATCTAATTAAATAAATTAAATAATCAAAGGGTGGTGAAATAAACACCGCCCTTTTTAATATCAAATATTATGGCGTGCGAAATATCAAGCGGTTATGTAATAGAATGCCGTGATTCAGTCGGTGGTGTTGAAACTATTTGGCTAATTGAAAATTCAAATCTTTATGACGCATCAGGCGTTAGCACCGTTGCAGAAACAAGTGGAACGGTTACATCATTAGATAAAGTTTCAGGTACAAGGTTTTGGCGTTTTGAAGTGCCGAGAGCGACTGCATCAACTGAAAACGGAATCACATCATCTATTGAAAATGGAACTTTCTTCTATACTCATAAAGTGATGTTCCCAATCAATCAAAGAAATGCTGATGTAAGAAATATCGTTACTACATTGGCAAAAAATAGATGCACTTTTGTTGTAAAAGAAGGAGATGGATTATATAAAATGTTTGGTAAAGAATTTGGATTAACACTTGAAAATTCAACTGGTAATTCAGGCGTGGCATTGGCTGACAGAAATGGTTTTATGTTAAGTTTCTCAAGTCAAGAAAGAGAAGATTTTCTTGTTGTTCCTGCAAACATTGCAGCAACATTAGAAGCACCAGGTACCATTTAAGGTTTAAAATTTAATGTTTAGAAACTCCGACCGATTCAAAAAGTCGGAGTTTTTTTAGTTATGATAGTATTAACAAAAGGTGAAATAAAAAATGTGATTATAACAGGTTCTGAAAATTGCCTGTTGATAAATCCTTATTTTTTATTTGTTTTTACAAATCGCATAACACAGGAAGAAGTTAAATTTGTAGTAGCTAACGAAAGCAATACATTACGTTACGATATGTTTACACTTGAAGTAAATATGTATTTTGAAACATCTGAAACAGGATTTTGGACATACGATGTTTTTGAGCAAATAAGCGATAGCAATTTAGATATAAGTGGTTTAAACAAGGTTGAGACAGGATATATGTATTTGAATCCTGCAATTTTATTTGAACCTACAACTTATAACAATCAATCAAATAGTTTTATTACCTACAATGGATAATCAATACAAACATATTGTTCTGCAATTTGACCAAGCACAACATCCAAAATACGCTGAAAAGAAAGGCAAAGGTTATATTGAATATGGTGAAGATAATGACTATCCAAACTATTTGCTTTCACTTTACAATGAATCTGCAAAACACGGTGCGATTGTTAAAGGTAAAACTAATTACATTTTCGGTAGCGGTTTTGAAGATAATGGAATCTGTAATAGCAAGGCTGAAACGTGGAATGATGTATTAAAGAAAGCTATTAAAGATGATGAACTTTATCGTGGATATTATTTGCAAGTAATTTGGAATAGAATTAAGCAAGTTTCTGAAGTTTATCATTTAGAATTTCATAAGGTTAGGGTTAGCAAGGATTTGCAGAAGTTTTATGTTAAAAATGATTGGTGTGATTATAAGGAAAAAATGCGTGAATATGATGCGTTTAACATCAATAATCCTTATGGCAGCCAAATACTTTATGTAAAGGAATACAATCCTTCATCGGAATATTATCCAATGCCGTGTTATTTTCAGGGATTGAATTACATTGAATGTGATATTCAAGTTTCAAGGCATTTGCTTGGATTGGCAAATCAATCTTTTACTGGCAGCACATTAATTAATTTAAATAATGGTGACCCGATTAATGAGGAACATAAAGGAGAGGTTGAACGTGGATTGCTGAAGAAGTTTACAGGAGATAGCGGAAAGCGTGTTGTTATAATGTTCAATAAGAGCAAAGATAACGCAGCCGAAATATTGCCATTGGGTACATCTACTTTAACAAAAGAAGATTTCACCAACGTAAATAATTTAATTCAAACTGAAATATTTACTGCACATCAGATTACATCACCAACACTATTTGGAATTACAACGAGTGGTTCTTTAGGTCAGCGTAATGAGATGAGAGATGCTTATGAAATATTTTCAAATACTTATGTTTCAGAAAGGCAAGAAGAGTTTGAAAATGTATTTACTAAATTAAGAAATTTATCAGGTGAAAGTGGAGAGTTTACAATAACACCAGTTGAGCCATTAAAATTTGAATTTGGTGAAGCAATTATTGCTGCTAATTTAACGCAAAATGAAATACGTGAGATATTAGGGAAGCAGCCATTAGAAGCAAATCAGGTTACATCTGACGGACAACAGGCTATTGTTGATACACAAAATCCTGCACAGAATCCTGTACAAACTCCAATGCAATCAAATGATGCAATTAGGAATTTGACCGGCAGACAATACCAAAATGTAATGAGAATTGTTAGACAATTTTCAACAGGTAAATTAAATAAGCAACAGGCATC